CCATATAGATCGAATGTCAGTATCACCAAAACCACCCAAATCATGGGTATCAGAAATGTAAGCAGCTTCATCCAGCTCATTTGCAATCTTCGCAGCAACGAGCTTCATCAGATTTGCTTTGAAAGCAGCACCATCACCAATGTCTTCCAAGTCATCATCATAGACGGGAACACAACCCTTAACCTTTTTAGAAGTTAAGGTGATCTTGTTCTGTTCAAAGTCTGTCTTTGCATGAGTTGCTTTTACAAACGTACCTGCGGGTTTCAGAAAACGACCAGCACCAAAACCCAATGCTCTGATAAGCTTTTCATTCTTAGCCATACGCTCTATTCTTGCGTTGTTCTTCAGAACGGACTGATCAATCAAGTAAGTTAGGAATTGATCAGCCTCTTCGGGCGTAAGCTCGATCGAAGGAACAGACACCATTTTTTGTATCCATTCTCGCTTCGACAAAAGTTTCTTATTTGTAAACATATTAATTTTCTCCTACATCTATATACTAGGGAATAAATCGACGGAATCACTGTTAGTATCTTGACCTTCAATACTCTTTTTAGTTCCAGTTGACTTTTCCACTTGATCCAATCTTGTTACTAATCCGGCAATATCCTTTGCCAACTGATCCTTTGAATCCTTTGTATCTTTTGTAATCTGATCCTTCAGATCTGTAACTACTTTAGTGAGTTCAACTACGGGATCGACCTTAATTACAGGCTCGACCTTGATCGCCGGATCAACTACCGGAACAACAACTACGGGATCAACAACTTTTGTTGCATCCACATTTGTCTTCGTCACATCTGACTTCTCTTCTTTCGTCGCATATTTAGCAAGAGTTTTAACAGCTCCGAGCAACTCATCTGGATACTCATCTTTATACTTCACTATAGTGGCAAGAGCTTCTTTCAAGGCCTTTACAGCATCCGCAGAAAGCTCTTCTTTCGTGAAGGTATAACTTTCATCTCCAAAAAGTTGCTTTAACAACTCTATCAATTCTTTGTTCATTTCAGTTGCTCCTTTAGCTAGATAATATAATTCACTACGTTTGAATCCGTCCTCTTCTTCAACAATTTTAGAATAAGAACAGGAAAGACTCGGATTACCTTCTATACCTTGTTCCGGGACATAGAAACTAAAATTGAAAGCATTCATATCTTCAATCTTAGCTCCATTCACTTGTATCTTCGTTCCTTCTACTGTTCCATCACTTTCGATAGCAATTTTTAGATCCCCCGCTTCTTTGTTTGTTTTGTCAGCGGATTTGAAAAAGAGAAAAGACTTCTTGTTAGCGGGTTTTTCCACAAGACTTATTTCCTCGATTTTCATATCACTAAGTTCGTTTGTTTTTTTCATTATCTACTCCTATTTTAATTTCGAACTCCTATTCCACCCATTGAATAACCAGTCAACTCGCCTTTTTTAATCTTTTTCCATACATCTTCATCAAGAACTCTACTAATTAACACCCAAGTGCCTTTCTTGATTTTCTCATCTTCAATAACAAAAGCGTCGGGAGCGATATAACTTTCCAGCACTTTAACCGAGATTTCACCTTCCTTGTGACTTAGATGAAATTGCTGAGAATTCTCCATAAAGTAATGTGCTGCTTTTCGAATCTCTTCTGCAGAAGCAAAATCTCCTTGCGTGTCTTCTTCATCGGGCTCATAAATTATTCCACATACTATATGTTCATCTTCTGCTTTTAGCATCGGAATGATTGTTAGCTGCTTGGTAACTTCTTTCTCCTCTTTTGCTGGTTCAAACTCTTTGTATTCTATCTCGTTGTCCTTAAGCCATTTCTTAGCTGCTTTCTCTGTCCAGTCATCAATTGGAAATCGTAGAGCTTGTGCAATAGGAATTTCCTCGCCATCTTTTCTCGTAATGTACCAGATAATGCTGATAGTTTCAGGTATCTTAATTCCTTGTACAGTTCCTTTACCAGAACCTTTTGTTCTACGAACTCTGATGTGACTCATATCTGGACTTTGTAATCGTGCAGAATGCTCATTTGGATAAGGCTTTTGAAGGATAAATTCTTCTTTATACTTAGTCATCACTTGACTAAAAAGTGCACGATCGATGTTTGCCGTAGGAATGTTCATCTTCCGAGATTTCATCTCCTTGACTATAATTTCATACTTCTCCAGGAAAGAAACTCGATTGAGACTGCCCACAACAATATCTTCTGTATTATCAAAATACTTATCATACAATTGTATAAAACGAGTATGCAGGTTGTGCAGATCTTTCTTTAGAATATTTATAAGTTCACTTTTATTGATATTTTCAATTCTCATTTTTTTGTTCCTTTGCCAGATCTCGAACTTCCGCTTCCCCTTGCTCAATTAGAGCTTCCATAGAAGCAACAAAACGTTCGTTAAGTTTCACAAGCTTCTCGTACAGAGAAATAATACTGTCTTTTTGTTTCTTATTTCCTAGTTCCAGAGCAGTAGTACGCCATCTATCCACCAGAACGCCAATACGAGCGTTCACTAGATTATGCCTATTTATCAATGTCATTTCTTTTTGTATAAATTCTAGATCATTCATAGTTCACACTACCGGTAACATGCAACAGCGGCATTGTGGATGAACTGGAATAACTCCAGCTCCTTCTTCAAGACTATACTTCCTTCCTCTTAACGCTTCACAATCTTCACAACAACCAGGAGATGGATCTATTTCTACTTGTGTGACCCCCGCGTCTTTGAGACCATCACAGTAACCAGTGTTCTGAATCTGTGCTGTTTCCGTTCGAGCAATAACTTCACATCTTCTATTTCTGGTCTGATCTGCGTACAGGTTCATCTTCTTTTCCACTTGTGCTGCATTAAACTCTGGGTGCTTTTCTTGTAACCAACCTCGAAAGTTGAGGATAGAATCTGCTTGATTTTCAGTTAATCCTACAAGTGGTCTCAGATTGTTAGCAATCTTTTGAGCTGAATAACCTTCTCTTACACCATTTTCAATTTGCTTTACTACTGCTAGTCGAGTACGCTCAGTAATATCCTTGATCATTAGACCACAGGTCTCATTGATACGTTCGAGGATTCGAGGATCAAACACTTGGAATGAACCTCTGATAGTTAACTCACGACCGCCTACATAACCTTTTACCATTGCTGGTTGCAGGATTTTGATTCCTTCTTTCTCGATCCAACTCCAATCAATAAATCCAAATTCCTGTTTGTACAATCCAGTTCTTATACTTGATAAAATTTTAGCATTGGTTAACTTAAACCACTTTCTCAAAGCAGTAATAACTAATCTTTCACTCTTCTTGCGAGCTAAGTTGATTCTACTTGTGCTTATTTTTACCATTCTTCTCATACTCTTGAATATGTTCGTCTACTTCTGTACCTACTTCAACTAACGCTGGAGATATGTAGAACTTGTTGCCCTCATCGTAAGGTTTTCGACCTAGCACATTTCGACATTCATTGGGAGTTGCGAGTCCGTATTCGATCTCTTTTGCAAGCCTATTCACCAACGCGTCTTTATCTTCCAAATCAAGATTATTCAGAACAAAAGTGTAATTTGTAATCTGTAAACCTTGCACTAACAGTTTGTTCACAATACCTTCAATAACACTTTGCAAAGGTTCAACAACTGCTTGATTGTAAATCTTGTTAGCTTCTCGGGTAGTGTCACCACCTAAAGCACCCACACGCTGAATACCAATTCTTTCAGGTGGCATTGAATAGGCTGTGAGGATGTTTTCCTTGGATTGCTGTTGGTAAAGTTTGAATGATCCTTCTTTCACTTCTGTGGTGAGAGCTTTATATTCAATTTCAACCCCCTCAGGCTGTTCCATTACCAGGGTGCGATGTGCATTTTCAGCACCTTTGATTTCAGTAGATAGAAATTTCTTTACCCCCTCTACTGTACCTTCAGCCCAAGTTCCTTTCAGGATAATTATTGATTCTGGAACTCCAAAGTTCTTGAAGAAAGAAATGTTGTAGTCCCGACTTGAAATAAGACCGACTATGTCTCCAGTAGCAGCGAGGATGTTTGGACAACCATAGTAATCAGACTTCTGATAAGTATTCCTGTAATAAATGAGTTCATTGGCAATTAGTTTGAGATCTGCTTCCGTAGTTTCTCTACCATCTGCTGCTGTTATATTGCTCTCAGTCCCAAATCTTTTGAACCAAACTTTCTTTTCACCGCGAACTTGAGCAAATTTTTCTTTGGATTTATGTACCCGCAGAGTATGGGCAGGGACACGAGCTATTCCACAAACATCTCCACCGGCATTTCTGATAACCTCTACCCCAAAGTATCCAATAGAGCCCCAATCCACTATAAGTTCCTTTAATAGTGCGTGGAGAGAACTATCCAGGGCACAAGTGTTAAGGAATTCTAATGCTTTATTTCTTTCAGTATTGTCCTCTGTTTGTCCCTCTATCAACTGTAAATTCCAACCCAACCCGGCTACGTCATTTCCTATTTGGTTGGTGATTGCCCAGAATATAGGTGAGCTTTCGTGTAGAAGTAGAAACGATTCTGGAGGATATGGAGGATCAACAAAATCGTTCTGTGTCATCCAAGCCTGGATCTCGGATAGCTGCTTGGAGTCAACAACTTCTGCTTTTTGCAAATCTGAAATTGGAAACAAACCACGGCTAGTCTTTATAAAAGAGGCTTTGCCCTGTGGAGTTATAGGAGTAAGTGGTGCGGATTCTGTTTTATCATTCATAATTTCTCGCCTATCTGTCACGAAGCCCATCTATTCTCCTCTTCAAACTAGTATACAATGCGGCCTACAGCCTTTGGCTTTTCTATTGTGTACAAACAGTATCGCAAGATGTCCATACAGTGATCATTCTCTTTTGCTGGCGAATCACTCTTACCGGTCCTGGGATATGAATAAGTAGCAAACTCTCTCAACGTGTTCTTACAAGTATCAAAAACATATAATGAAGGTTTTCCGTTAGCCTTAACTTTCAACTTCCCTTGCACACACTCAATTCCACGAGCAACATCTTTCTATGCAGTT